CTCTTGAAGAGCTAGACGTTTATTTTCTTCTAAAGCACGTCTTTCTTCAGCACTTGCTCTTCGTTCTTCAGCGGCGGTAAGTCGTTCCTCTTGAGATTCTTTTAATTTTTCACCACGCAATTTCATTGCAATCTCAACGCCTTTTAGTTGCTGTTCTTGCGCTAGCTTTAAACTTTCACGCTTACTTGCTTCAGACTCTCTTCGAAGTTGTTCAGCCTTTTGCAGTCCAGCGATCCCAGCTTGAGCACCAATCGCACCACCACCTGCTCCACCGAAAGCTGCGCCTGCCAGAATAGGTGCAAGTCCCAAGATCGCCTCTCCAAGTAAACGCTTGGTGTCTTCGCTCATCGGAGTTGATGGTTTTTCTACTTTTGGCGCTTCAGCCGGGCTTGCTTCTGCCATTGGAACCATAGGAGCAGTAGGAATATCACTAGCTGCTTTAGCTATTTCGTCTTGTTTTACCTGATCTTTAATTCGCTGAATGACGCTCATCATTGCTGGATTCATTTCAGCCATATACTTTTTTCCCCTTTGCAGCGAGAGTGCAAATCGGTTTACCGATAGTCATGATCAGGCGACCAAAGAGGTTGTCTTTAGTGCGTGCGCCCATGAGGTAAGCCATGTGATGCGCCCAAGGCTTCGCAAACAAAGCTACAACGTGAGTAAAGATCTTAGACTTCTGCATGAGTACCACAACTGGCATAGCTAGAGTCCAGTAACCGATCATCACTTCAGGTTGTTCCTTACGCATGATATTTCCAAACTCTTGATCTACTTCAAAGGTTTGTTGATCAAGTAGACCTTGACGGTGCAGTTCTGTGCAGATAATTTTTCCACTTTCTCTAGCTGCTGCTGCTTGAGCGAGTTGTCCTTTTTCTGCTGCTGCTGCGATAGCCTTTTGACCCTCAAGCGCTGATGCAATTTGTTTTAGAGCGATTTGGCTAGCTACATTCCCGAACTGTTCTTTTTGAGACTGCTGAAGGTTAAACAAGGTCCGTTGTAGTGCGCCTTCCTCTTCTTGAACTGCACGCTGCTGCTGTACTTGCTGAGCTAAACGAGCTTGCTGTGCCGAAGCCGATCCACCGCGAATCCCTGCTCTAGCTTGCTGAGCCGCTAGTTGTCTTTGAGCAGCTTGTTGTTGAACCATTAGATCACGAGCTAGCTTTGCACGTTGAGCTTGTTCCTCTTGTGTTCCAAGGCGCTCTAGCTCAATTTGAGGAAGTGTAGGTCTAGTTTTTGGACTATTCATTGGGTTTCTATCAACAATTTGCATTTCTCACCTCAAAAAGATAACCGTAGCGGTAGCAGCTCCGGCCCCAGTTTTTTTCATATACACATAGTCTTTAGACCATGCCGTATCCCCATCGACAATATCACTAGCTGAACTTCTGACAATTATTCTCTGACTTGGGATAAATCCCACATTATGCCTGAAAGATTGCTCATCCGATCCAGCAAAGCTAAATGTCGCCTCAAATCCTTCAAAGTTATCAAGTAATTTTAACTTATTTAATCCTGAAGTTAAATCACGCAATGAATTTGCAAGTTCCACTGATAGATACCTAATTGCATCTTCTGTAGTCTCACCACTGCGAAATATCTTAAAACCGCTAAACTTCATTTTACAAACCTCGGTTTATAAGGTGCAGCAATCTCGAACTCGTAGCCAGTGATCCCAATATTCTTTTGCATTTCTTCATTTACTAGGACGGCTCGAATACATTTTACCCGATTATTATTTAGCTTTCTAGGGTAAGTAGGTTCAACCGGAGATCCCCATGGGTCAAGATCCCAACGGTCTATTCCATAGCCTCCAGTCCCAATACTTACACTGACTTCTGACTTAGTATCCTCAAGCCAGTTCACTTCTGTTCTAAAGGTCAACGTAAAGTCGTTCTCTACAATCCCAGTAGAGAATACTGTAACGGCAAGAAAGCTTTTAAGAATACTAGCCTCACCTAAAAAGTCCCAAGCTGATTTCCAATAACAGGCAATCGCTGAATTGTTATCTGCGTAATCGTAGCGGGTATTTGTTAAGTGATACTTATACAGGTTGTAACGAAGCGCCGAGCTATAGCTGGAGTAATCTCGTTCTGTAAAGAATACATTACCCTTGTACTCAACTATCCCGCCAGCCATGTTAACCTTGTCCCATTCAAGCCAAGCGTCACGCGGGTAATCGTAAACAAAAGTTACGCTGTATGAGTTTGCACTGACATTTCCGCCAGTGGTTGTTTCACATGGAATAAACAGCAAATACCTTTGATTCACTCTATCGTGGTAGCTTAGAGATCGCTTCAACTTAAAGACTAGCCCAGAATTACTCTGACCCGCTTGATCAAATACTGGGTCAATACGACTAACAAAAGGATTTTGCTCATAAGGCCCTAACCCGCGAGGTACTTGACCCCCCTGTAGGAGCCTTGGCCCCTGTAAGCTCATAAACATCAAAGCGCCGCGCACGTCTTGAATCGAAGCATGAGCTGCACATCCAATATCGTTTGCAACCTGATCAACCTTGTAAGACTGGCCAACAAAGTCACCCGATAGAACGTGAATCCCTTGAGATTGGAATATTATGAAAAACTCATTACTAGGAGAAATCCCTGTAATACGATCACCGATCAAATCATTGACGATCACTTGATTGTCAGGAATCGGGAAGTATTCAGGTGATTCAATATCGCTGAAGCTTACTGTATTAATCTCGCTTAGATTGCCAGCGGTTACAAGTAATCCCTGGAATGTGGAGATGTACCGACCTTTTTGGGGAGGACTTCTGTCTGTAGCTGGCTCAACGAATACCGCCCCTAAAGATGCGTCTGCTGTATTATCAGTAATGACCTGAGTTGATGTAAATGAATTGTTTGGATATTCGCCTTGCTCGTACCATACAGTGCTAACACCGTTTTTATTTCTATAAACTTTGATACGCAGATTATTTGAAATGACTGCGTTGTCTGCAACGGTTACGGCTACACCCGCTATTGTGATTGTGGTAGCTGCTACCGATGTAATTACTCGCTCAACATAAGCTACACTAACTGAATCGTAAAAATAGGCCGTGTCGCCTACTTTCATAGTGTGGCTCCCACCTGTTCCATTATCAACCGTAATTGTAGTTACTGCGACTTGCGCTCCATTAACAACAGCGCAATTCGTATTGTAGCCACTTGCCGCAAGAATGTTAGCGATGGTCAGATCAATCTTTTGATTGGCAGGGGTAAGTGAGTTTGATGTAAGTACGTTTGCCTCATACTCATTGCCCTGATTATCTTTTTGAAGGTAAGCAATCTTATAATTGTAAGTCCCAGTTAAGCCAGTCGCTGCACCAAGAGCAGCCGCGCCACTTGCTGGAGTTGGTAATCCTGCATTGTAAATATTTTGACCGTCATACTTTTTGACAGCATCATAACCATTTGAAAGGTATAGGATATTGTAAAGCTGTACGCCGCTTGTATTCTCAAAGTTAGCATTGTTTGCATACGTTGAGTTCCCAGGGAATACGGTCCCAGGGGAATTAAGCTGTCCCCAATATCGCGTCGTCAAACTTAGGGCGCTAGTAATCAGGTTATACTCAACCGTTGTATCTAAGAATGCTGCTGGCATAGTTCCAACTGTGGCTACAGCAGTAAAGCCAGATAAAGCACCGATCGCAGCGGCAAGTGTAGTTACTGTAACAGGAACAGTCTCATCATACCCTAGACCCAGATCATAATTCAGAACCTCTGTGGTCCCCTCAATGATCTTGCATCTGTAATCCGATGTAGTGCTATCATAAACAATAGATATTTCGCATATAGATGCGGAACCTGCATAAGTAACAGTCAGTGTTGATTCGCTGAGTTTCCAAGCGTTGCTATCTATTGCAATCAACTCAACCGAATCAGCTCCAGTTGTTTTATTGTAAGTCTTGTAAGTAAAAAGACCGCGACCGCCTTTTGACTCTAATGATCCTTGAAAACCTTTACGCTTTTCAATAGATCCAGTGTTTGTAAATTGGATATTTCTAAGGGCCGTTGCGTACTGCTCAGGAAACTTCAGGTTACTAGATTTATAATCTACACCCGCAAGGTTCTCATATCGTTTAACGAATTGATAGTTAACGGCCACGTTCGCTCCTTATAGCTCATAGCCAAGATAGAAAGGATCAATAATTGCAATGCGGTCTACATCATTATCAGGCTCTGCAAATGCTTGTCGAAGTGTTCCTTCAATCTTTGCCATCAATGCCGCGATCTCAGCTTGATCAGTTGAAGAGTCACGCACAAAGATTCTCATATTACAGTATTCTAAAAGGTATTTTTCACATACGTCTGGGAGCTGTGAGTTTGTACTAGAGTTCTTTCCTCTTAGTGCGTAATTGCCAGCAACAATCGTTTCCCCTGATGAAAACGTAAACCCAGCCGTTACAGTTACGACACCTGTAGAAGTGTCAATTGCATCAACGGGAATTTCCTTCATTTGAACTACACCGTACTTGTCTACAATTGTAATGTAATTCTGTTCAAGCAGCTCCGAAGCATCTAATCCAGAAGGATCAAGAGTAAGGTTTGTAATCGTATTAGTTCCAAGAGTTACCGCTTGAACTGTTCCACGCCTAATATCTAAATATGGGATAGCTTTCTGATATACAATTCTGAGCTTCCCACTATTTTGCGGAGGAGGCTGGATAATAAGACTTGATCCCTGCCTAAGATAAAAAGATGGATTACCATTAATCCCATCAATTCGTTCTTTTAGGCTTCCCTTTCGAATAGGATAGTAGTCTTGATCTAGCCCACTAGGAGAATATGAGATGTTATCAATCCGAGTACCCATATAGCAATCTGATGGAATGCTATAAGTCTCTTGGCTGATAGTGACATCTTGATACTTTTCAGCCATCAAGATAGTCGGGAAAAGTACATTGATGATCGCATGAATCTCCTCTTGCGCATCATTTAAAGCCTGAATGAACTCTTCATCTTGGACACCGGCTGTACTGGTATAATCAGTATTTCCGGTAGCCCTCCGACTAACTGTGATTAGCTGATCTAGTGGTCTCATTACTCACCCTTTGGTTTCATCTTTCCAATGATAAGTGCGATTTTTGCGCGATCCATAGAAGGCTTTTCTTCTTCCATGTCATCGCCCTCTTCGTCGCTGTACTCGCCTTCTTCTTCCATATCTCCACAGCACTTATGAAGAAGTTCTCCCATTGGCATTTCATACTTATCGGCCAAAGACATAAGTTCATCATGTAATTGCTGAACTTTTTTCATATCCTTAGCATTAATTTCCATTTTGTCTTCTTTCATGTCTTCCATCATAAGCTCTCCTTAAAGTGCGGATCTATAACTAGCCATTAAACGACTTAAAGCATCTTGCTGGGCTTGTTGTGCTTTGATCATTGATTCGCCCGTAATTTGTTGAGACTGCTGTCTTCCTCTTTGCTCAATTTCTTTTTGTTGAATCTCTCTTTGAGCTGCTTGCTGCATAAGTCCACCAAGTAGAGATGCCCCGGCTTGAATTCCAGCTGCTCCAAGTTGTACGTTTCCAGCTTGTTGTTGTTGTGCTAACTGTGCCTTTTTATCTGCCTCAGATTGTTGTGCAAACAACTTGGCTAGTGCAGACATATCCATTGAGTTTGCGTCCATTTGACCATTCATATTAGCACCTCCAGCGTTTAAGCGCCGCTCCTTTTGGAGTTAGTTTACCATCTTTACTTGTAGGTCCTTTAACTCCTGCCATGCGAGCGCAAAAACTATGGCGACGAGCCGCACGTTCTGGGCTAGGATCTTTCTCGGTTACTGGCTCTTTCAAATTAGAACCATGCTCACGATTATACCTTTCGCGAGCCTTCTCGCTCATTCCGCCTGTCTTGGAATGCTTCTTAGGATTATAACCGAGAAATGGTTTTTCTTTTGCCATATTATCCCAAAAGGCTTTGTTTATATGCTTCAATCACATTAGCAAGCGCACCTTGTTGAGCTTGAGTCGCTTGAGCAATTCCAGCCTGTTCTAAATTTGTTTGTTGCTGTAAAGCTGAGCTAATCATTTGTTTTTTAGCCTGTTCTTTCGCAGCGGATTGACCTAACAATCCACCAATTACTTGAGTCGCTGCCATAATTACTGCTGCTCCAGTTATCGGGTCCATAGTTCACCTCACGAGTAGTCTAGTTCCCAGTCACCGTAATAACTGGTTCCATCATAATACATTGTCACAATGTCGATATCGCCGTTGCCAGTAGAGAGAATAGGAGCTTGGCCTTGTGGCCATTTTACTGACGCTGGCCACACCACATCAAGTGGAGCTGCACCCTGAATAACAAACAACTTATAGACTGCGCCCTCAATCGGACTACTTAAGGTCACAGTCACGTTACCTGATGCGGAGGCTAAGGAAAGCTTTTGCCAGTTCCCATCATTCCAGCTTACTGTCTGAGTGGTTCCAGCAGGGCTGAGAGTAGCGCCCTGAGTGAGTGCTAGATTTTTAGATATGTTTAACTTTACAATCGTGTTGTCGGCAATCTTTCCGGTTGTAACTGCCTTATTATCAATCTTTGCAGTAGTAACTGACAGGTCAGTATAAGATGCAGTAACCATCTTAGTTCCGTCACCTGATCCAGTATGCCCGTGATTACTGATCTTAGTCCAGGTAGTAGAGTAAAGCGTACTTGCCCAGTTTCGGGTTCCACTTGTTGGAATTGTCAGTGTCAGTCCGAGACTGAGCGTAGTGTATGGCATTTATTCCCCCGCTACAGGTTTAGGATACTTTGCTTTAATCTCTAGTCGTTTTTGCTTCAATGCTTCTAGTTCTGCGCTTCCACCGTCAAAGAACACGTTTAAAAACTGCTCAGCACTTGGATATTCTGCCTTACGTTTGGCAAGGCATTCAGCAAGTGCGTGCTCTGCTGAAACGTCGATGATCTCAACCGAGTATTCCGCTTTCAGCTTTACTTCTTTGCGTACGATTGTAGGAAGCTCAGAAATTTCAGCTTGTACTAACTCGCCTGACTCATTCCATACTTCTGGAATTTTGGGAGAAGCTTCTTGAACTACTACTTCGCGCTCTTCAAGTACGTCTGCCTCATCATAGGCTTCCGCGTGCATCTCATCTTTATGAGGCACCCAACGCTCTGGCTTGCCCCATGCGTGTTTGCTTTCGCAGTCTGCAATCCATGCTGATGGATCTGCTAACTCAGAAGACCAACCAACCGCTCCACCCTTATTTTTAACAATAACTTTTTTCATTAGTTGCCCACTCTTTCAATGCTTAACCAGTTGAAAGTATCGTTTGCTAGTAGAGTTAAAGAACCACCGCTATTTTGCAAGAAATACCCTTGCAGTGTATCTCCAGCATTACATTGTACTGTGACAGCTAAATTACCACCTCCAGGAGTAGTTGAAGTCCCTCCCTTTGGAAAGTTAGCTCCTTGATACACAGAGCCATTTTTATATGCTAATATTTGAACATCTGTAATAGCAGAAGCGGTAGCTGCTGTATAAATAGCCATTTTAACTAAATATTTCCCACTAACTGGTACAGTGTAGGTAGAACCACTGTAACTATTATGAGTGTCAAATACTTTGGTTCCAAATGTAATTGCTGTAGCACTATTATTACTAATTGATGCTCCTGCTGCTGTTTTATAAAGCATCGCCACTGTCTCACTAGCAGCAATCGCGCTAGGACCGGAAAGTCGGAAAACAGAAACTTGAGTATTGGAAACGCTACTATTGACGACGGCTGTGCCTCCCGAGTCTTGTCGGCCATATAATTCAATATAATCGCCAGATTTTAACCCTGCTAATAATGCACTGCCACAAATTCGATCACCTGAACCAATAGAGCTAATATAGTTATCTGTCCCTCCGTTAATTCTATAGCTGGTTAATTTCAATCCGGTTGATGTCGACCAATTAATAACAGCACTTAATAAATAATCACCCGGCACAGAGACTCTAAAATACTGATTAACGCTATCAAAAATTCCAGTGCCATCATTTGACGCCTGATTCAACGGAATTTTGGCTAATACACCTGATGTAAAATTTGATGAAGCAGCTGATAAAGTGGCTCTTGAACTGATCACATTGGTCGCAGTGTCGTTGCTCATTACTACCGTGGAAGACCAGCCAGTAATTGGTACAGCAAACTTTACATCAACATAATCACCTGATCCAAACGTACCTGGTATGGCATTAGTTAAATATGTAATATTGTGATTGGCTGCTGCTGCGGCATTCATGGTTAAAACATTAACAGTAGTTGTCGTGCTATAAGTTACGCTACAGTGGTAATGGTTACTTGCAGCTAACGCATCTGCATTGCCAAGAATAATAATGCTTGGAGATACTGCTAATTTATTTGTGTCAATTGTAAAACCACTTGGAATTGAAATTGTAAAGTTAGCAGCCGTAGTCGCACCAGACGTTGAAGCGCGACCAACAACTTCCATTGTATCGCCAACACGTCGCCATTTCCCAGCATACGTTACGTTTGCAGTCCATGCTCCAGTAGGGGTATAACTTACCCAATCCGTAACAGGCGCACCGTATTGGACTACTTGAGGTCCAACTACTACGTTATCAATCGCAAGGGTGTATGCGCTTGCAGAAGTAGAGGCTACATGCAGACACAAGCGGTAAGAAGTTCCAGACGCTTGCGTTTGAAATGTGGCAATCTGACGCATCGTGGTTCCAGATGTGGCTGCCTGAATCTGATAACCAGCGGGTTGAATAATTACAGGCGTACCCGATGGATCAGCAATCAAGTAAACAGTCAAATCACCTACGGCATAAGTGCCGCTTACTATTTCATAATCAAATGTGACGGTGAGAACCTTCGCTATGTCAGCATTGTCGATTGTAAAATCTGTGCTCACACCTTGCCCCTGGCGGTTAGCTGCATCTTTAGCAAACTGAAAGTCAGCAGCGCCGCGAAGAGGTGTCGTGGTTGATCTAGTCCAAGTTACGTTAGCAGATCCCCCCGTTCCATCTACAGGCTGAGCACCCGCCGCATCGGCGTAGGTAGCCCACCCAGTGGTGTTAGTAGCTGCGTTTGGATTGCTGATATAATTGATTCCAGCTTGTCCACTTGCTCCAACTTCAGTCCAGTTAGTAGAGCTGCCAGAGTCGTTCTTACGATAGAGCTTACCGCTTGAGCTATTCAAAAGAAGTGACCCAATATTGGCACTTACTGCACTCGCAGTTGGATCTGTTGTTGAACTGATAATATCGTTCCCGCCATTAAGGTCGATTGCACTTTTAAGCGTTTTGACTTTAGTACCTGAGAATATGACCGCGCTGCCCATTTAAGTCTCCTTAGAGAGTTCTATCAAGAATAGAAGTTAACTGAGATTTCGCCAGTACTGGCGGTTGCTGAAACTGCTTTAATTGCCACACGAGTTGAAGCAGCAATAGCGAGTGAAATGCGTCCATTCCCACCCGGAAAAATATAAACCTGATCTACTTCAGACGCTGCCAAACCCGTAGCAAGTACAAGTGTTTGACCTGAGCTATCAAAAATCTCAACTTCGTTTACCGCTCCAGCGGTAGACGATAACAATTGAACATACGCCCCGGTCGTCACGCTTGTAGAGGTGTAGTCAATTCTAGCTCTATTTCTAACCGATCTACCCGCTTCGGTTACATTTAAAGTAGATTGGTCTGAAGCAATTACAACCGGGGCAGAACCGGTCATTGCCTTTTGTCCTAGACTGCCAAACTTACCGTCAATACTGCTTAAGGAAGTATTTGTAGTTGTTTGATTAGCTGATGTCGCTGCGCCAGTAGGAAGTGGAAGTGATGAAGCCGAGACTGGCTGAGTAACTGCTGAGCCATCGACCTTCAACGCGGTCATGGATGCAATACCTTGAACCGTAATGACATCAGCAGAAGCCGTTCCAGCCGTTCCTAATGCTGGCTGTTTAGCAGCCGTAGACGCTCCAGTAGGAAGAGGTAATGACGTAGCATCGACGGTAATGGAACCGCCGCCATCAGCGACATTAACGTGACCGCTTGCGTTTACCTCAATGGTTTGCTGAGTGCCGCCAGAAGTAACACCTGCTATTACAAACGACTTAGTAGGTGCAGCAACCCCATCGGTTCCCACGCAATCGTCTATCAGCTGAACACTTGTTTTAATGTCCCCTAATGTTGCTTCGGTCGCTGCCCCCGTAGGAAGTGGAAGTGCCGCAGCCGAGACTGGCTGAGTGACCGCTGACCCATCGACCTTGAGGGCCGTCATGGATGCGATACCCTGCACGGTAATCACATCAGCAGAGGCCGTTCCAGCCGTTCCTAATGCTGGCTGTTTAGCAGCCGTAGACGCTCCGGTAGGAAGTGCGCTTGAGAGTACGTCAACTTGAAGCTCACCGTTAACATCAGTCTTAATGACCTGAACAGCAGAGCCGTCATATCCTGCTACGACTTTAACCAAAGCAGGAAGTAACCCGCCGTCAGCGGCAGTAGCCACCTCACTAAACGTCCCAGTGACCTTAATCTCTCCAGTAGATTCAACTACAGGGTACTTATGTCTGAGAATCTGAAAGGTAACACTTAAAGCTGGAGCGGAAACTAGCTCTTCAGCTAAAGTGATTGTGTTAGTCGCAACCGAGTAAACTTTAACTTCTTGTCCAGAGAGTGCGCCAGAGGTAAAACGGATAACGTCGCCTACTTGAGCAGCATGAGCGGTTGCATTAATAACTGTGGTAGTTGAATTGGCTTCTACAGCGTCAGTTCCTACTTCCCTGACAAACTCATGCGACAATACTGAAAGCGCATTTTGAAGCTGTCTAACTGGCTCTAGTGTTGCGTACTGTGGCGATAACCTATCGTCTTTTTCCTGTGTGGGCCAACCTTTGATGCTCATGTTTATTCCTCCCCGTCCTTTTGGCGGTTCTTAGTGAATGTGCAGGGCATATCATCCATGATATAACCCCGCTTGATCGCCGTTCTCAATTATAATTCTATTTTTTTAGAAAGATCAAACTAACGCCGTTTATCGTAATACAGATCAACGGTAGCGGTACAAGTTTTAGTCCCGCCAGTAAATGCAAACACGGCTCTAACGTAAGTCATGCCGAAAGTCGTTGTCCTAATTACTTCAGCGCCCGTAGCGGTCTTTGCTGTAAAAGTAACCCAGTCAAGCCATGTAGAATTATCAGGGCTAGTTTGAATTTTAACCACAAGACTTGTGCCAGCTCCCAAAGCGCTTACATTTAGGAGACCTGCATAGTCAACTTGTAGCCCTTCAAGACTGTAACTTGTTCCATTAGTATCGCCTGAGATTGCTCCAGACGATAGGCTTAATTTATTTACACTTGCCATGAGTGTCTCCAAAAAGGGTTGCACCTGCGGGAATCGAACCCGCGTCTTTCTTACCCCTCGTCAGGTAGCAAGATGCTCTACCACTGAGCTAAGGTGCAACGATTTTATTAGGTTTCGTCCGCAGCGTCGTAGCCTTGAACGATCAAATGAAACACAGCGTCGGTAGCTACGTTTGCATTTGATTTGGTCAATACTTGAACAGAAGTAGCACTCGCTGCCGCAATTTCAGCATAGCAAGTAGCTGTTTGACATGAAGCCACGCAGACTGGGCTACGGGCGAATGGTTCATTGAATGTAATGGTATAGTCTCCTGTACCATTATCAGTCAAGCTTGCATCAAAAGAACCAATGCTGATAGCAGCGGTTCCAGTGCCAGTAACTTTAAGTGCCAGTTGTCTAGGAAGTCTTTGAGTTGATTTGATTTCGCGTAACATGATTTTTTCTCCGTGGAAAAGTAGGCGGGGGGCAAACTTCACCCCCCACCAATCATTTAACTAATTAGGTAGCCAGTCCAGTGATAACACCGTGGAATGGAGGTACGATGTATGACTCAAGGTATCCGCCGAAACGGAAACTGTAAGAGTCGCTGGAAGCATCGCGCAAGAGCACAGTACCGTCGTCGTCAAAGAATCCGAAGTCAGGGCGGTGCATCAAGCTGATGTAGTTGTCGTTCAAGAGGTATACGCGGTCGTCATCACAGAAGCGCTCTGGGAAAATACCTACAGGGCCAGCTGCCGACATAAATTCCAAACCACGGAAGCTGATTTTGCCAACCAAGTCTTGAGCGCGAGGATCAAGCAAGTATTGCTTTTGATCTTCGAGGATATTCAAGAGCTTGCGATATTGAGTGAAAGAACAAATGATCAAGTTAGGTACTTTACCAGACTTGCGTTGTACTTCCATCATTCCTTGGTTCAAGAGGTCAGCAGTGATGCCAGCGCCAGAGGCTGCGATTTGAGCGGAAGCTTGCCAGCGGCGGCCTACGTTAATCGAGTAGAGAGTGCTAGAAGTTGCGTCCAAAGCTTGCTTCAATCCGGTAGGGTCGTTAGCTTTAGAATTCTGCATGATCAAGATCTTAGCGCCTGAATCCGCAGTCAAGTCAACCGATCCAGAGATACGAGAAAGGGTGATGGTACGGGTAGAAGGAGCTACTGCGGTAATTTCCCACACTGCCGAAGTGCTGTAAGCATTAGTGGCAGAGTCAATGTTGATATAATCCTTTTCTTCAAAGTTAGCTTCTTTCCAAGTAGTTGCCGAGATGACTACAGTTGGAGCGGCGGCAGTACCACCCGCAGCAGCCGCCGTAGTGGTACCCAAAGATCCGTTACCAGAGCCTACTTGATAAGATACAGAACCGTTAAACAACGAACGGCTCATGTTACGCATCCAAGACTCTACAGCCTTCTGAGTCGAGTACTTGGTAAGCTCAATGAATGCGCCTTCAGATACGGAAGCGGCTTTGATTGCTTCACGGTCAATTTGGCCGACAGCGTACATTTTTTTAGCTTCGATCACAGCATCTTGGATATCTGCATAGTTAGCAGTAGGGAGAGAACCTGAACCAACGCCGCCGGAAAAACTAGTTGGAACGGCGATATCCATACGCTTACCGACGAAATCGTAAGACTTTTTGCAACGACCGAGAAGGACGTTTGCCGAGTTGTAGGTATTGTCTGCGAGTTTGCCATACTTAATCTTGAATAGATTAGAGGCAGTGCTTAAGCTAAATTGTGCCATGATTTCATTCCTTTATGGTTAGGTAATATCATCAAAGAACAGTGGATCACTTCCACCCCTTTTAGGGCCGCTCTCCAACTGAGCTTTTTTCATTGTTTTAGTAATTTTCTTGGACAACTTTTTTGCCGAATCATTGGCATAGAGTTGGTTGATCACTTCCTCGATCTCTGCGCGATTCGCGTCAGTTTGGATCGCAAGATTAGCAAGCTTTTCAACCTCATCGTAATTGCCAGCAAGTTCTGGATTTACTTCAGCTAGTTTTGATTCAATCGTTTGAACTAGCTTCATATTATCCCAGTATTTGCCGACCTGTTCAGGAGTGATCTGGTTAGGATCAAACCCATTTTTAACGAGATCGTCATACGCTTGGACGAAATCAGTCTTCTGCATCTCAAAGGAACTCATTACTTCCTGAATCTTTCCTTCCATCTCCTTTACCTTTGTTGCTTCCACTTGCGTGGATTTGGCAGCTTCGGCCTTGGAGCGGTAGTATTGATTCTCTTCCTCAAGACGCTTTAGACGTACTTCCTCAGGTGTAAGTGTACTCTCTTCCTCTACAGCTTGTCTAATTTTCTCAAGCGCATCGTTGTAGAGTTGTTGTCCATCAACCCCGAGTGTTTCAGTCATGAATTCCATGAAGCCTTTTAGGTCTTTCTTTTGGGAGAGTAATTCATGAGACTTTTGGACAACTTCATTCAATTTGGTTCGACTTGTTTCAAATTCTTGACGTTCAGCTTTGTGTTTCCTGAATAGATCGTCCAAGTGACGCTGCTGGGAGTAACGATTAATCACTTCTTGAACAGGCACCTCTACGGTCTTACCGTCAACTTTAACAGTCACTAAAGCATCGGATGCCACTTCGAGATCCTTTCCACCGTGTTTAAACTTTAAAGCTTTCACGGCTTCCTTGATCTCTTTGGCCTCCTTCTCTTTGCCTTTAGTGGCCTTGGTGTCTTTTACTTCATCTTTTTCTTCGCTGGCTTTTTCTTTGCTGCTTTTTTCTTTGGCATGTTTGTCTCCTTTCTCGGACTTCGTTTCTAAAACTTCCTCAAGGTCATCTCCCTCTTCGGATCGACGCTGAGCAGTCTTAACTTGTGGTTCATCACTTAAACTTTTACGCCAATTATCAACTGATCCAAGTTCATCCCAGCTAACCGGGGCACTTCCGCCTACAACTTCGATGGGTTCCTGTACGCTTGCAGTTTCTACATTCACTGTAGTCTGCGGTGTCGATTCACTCATGTTGACTTCCTTCTAATTAAACGCCCGAAGTAGGTTGGACTGGCCCACCCACACCTAGCTGTTGTTCAACGGTTGGCATTGGAGGGTTACCTAAGGCTTGCGCTTCACCTCCCACCAATGGGTTAACTGGCAATCCAGGCGTAGGCATGATCATACCGCCTGTAGCATCCTGGCCTGCTGGCATTGGCATTGGTGCCGCTTGTGGTGCTACCGCTGCCATAGGTTCAAAAAACATTGGGAAGAGTGCAAGTGTAGCCAACTCTTCAGCAAACTTTGGATTCTTAGCTGCTACATCTAGCATCATCATTTCATGAGCTGTAATGTGGTTAATCACCCGTTCTTGCACGTCTACTGGGGTTTGATACTTGAAAGAGTATTCCTGAACTACGCGGGTATGCTCTCTCCAGTGTAGAATGTGATTCTCAAACTCTTTCGGTGCAAGCTGCTCTTCACTTAAAGCCTCTCCACCTTGTCTGAGCAATTCCTCATTCTCAGCTTGAGCTGTTCTGACTGCAACGGTTGCTCCATCAATGAACTTATCGGCTTGGCCAAGATCAAGTAGGTCAATTACTTGCTCCGCTGTGAACTGGCCAGGGAAGCGCTCATTAAGATCCAAGAGCGTCTGAGTACGAGCTGCGATAGAACGTGGAAGAGCTGAGCTATTCTGAACGCGGATATCATAGTCTTTCTCAAGATAAGCCACGTTAAAGAACTTAGTCATCCATTGGTTATCTTTGCCGATAACCCGAATCATGCGCTCATCAGACTCATCGTAGTAGTCGCCACAGACTGCTAGAGTCATTTTGGCAACACCTAAGATCATGTCGTTATATTTAAGCACTGGCTCATTGTAGCCTTCAGACTCTTGCTCAGAGAGGAACTGAAGTGCAACCCCTGCTTTAATACCTGGAGGTGGTACACCTCGGCTTACTCCGAAGACGCCAGAGATCTGCTGGAACTCTTCTTTTACTTTCTCACGGAACGCGAACACATCGCTTGGAACGGTGGGCGCAGTAGCTAGCACTGGAGGTTGAGCGCCCTTGTACTGAACGATAGTAATATCGTTACCTAAGCGATCCAGAGCAACCGACCCCGCTGGGACCATCCATTTCGGATGACTTGCGAGCACGATGTTCCGAAGGAGCATGTTTGTGATGTTATTGTAGGTACCTGTAAGCTGCTTAATGTTTTCAAAGAAGGAAACACCGTACAGCTCGCCAGGGTACTCAATGTCAGTAAAACGAACGAATGGTAGATTGTCATGGCTAAATGGAAACTCCTCATTCTCTAAAATCACGTCGCGTAAGAATACAATCTTACGGCCCTTGTCCATCATGGGTGCACGACGATGCCAGAATGTATAGACTACTTGCTCTCCACGAGCTGGGCGCAATTCCATTTTTTCGTAGTCGTAAACTTGAGCATCATCCAAGTCTTTAATCTTGGAAGCCTTCTCAGGGTAGCGCTGACGAAGCTCCTGGGTGTTAACTAGCTCACGAGTGAAGCAATAGTCCACATCCACAAACTGACGCTTTTTTTGCATGAGCACTTCTGAAGCAAGCCATACTTTATACTGAACGTCGCCTACACGCACTGGACGATCAATATAGACAGTGTTGCCTTGTGGATCTTTAGTAGGCTCACCGTCTTGGCCCAACACTGGCACCTTACCACCATGCTCTTTAGAAGCCTTTACCCAAGCTGGGTTAAGATCACCTTTATCCTCATTCCAGAGAACAAAGAGATAACTCTCACCCATAACGAAAGCATTGGTGACAAGCTGAAGAACAATCTTAGTATCAAAGTCGGATTCATACCAGACGTGATTTAAGAGCTGCTTAGTGACCTTAGCTGCAACCTTATCGCCTAGCTCATCGTTAGTAGGCAGGATAGCTACAGCGGGCTTAAACTTGATCAAGCGAGAAGCGCGGTTCTTGGCTAGATCATAGAGATGATTGATTACAACCTTACGGACCACTTGAGCCCGATCTGTCCCACGGTCGCGAGCATCAAGCCTTGTCTCTAGTTCCTGATACTGGATGCCTTTATAGAGCGCCAAGTTTCTGCGCATCACACGGATACGAGATTCATTCTCTTGCTCAAGGAAACCCAGCTCAGAAGAAAGCCAGCGAAGGACTTCCTCATTGTTTCTTGGATCGTCTAGGTCCAGGCTGTAGAGCGGGTACTTTGGTTGAGAGAAACTTTTATCTAGTGTATCTAGTGCGCCGTCAAAGAAGTAGCTCATACCGCCTCGAATAGATCTTTGTTAAGTTTGGCTTCCAAATCTTGAGTGACCTTCTCAAAATCATTTGAAGCAGGTACATACTGGATCGAATGAGTGGACTTTTGCAAGGCTTTAACTTCAATCCAAGCAATTAGCCCCATCCCGAATCCAATCGCGCTTAGAACTGCGAACGCGATAAACAATCCAAAAAATACAGTTGTCAGTCCCATGATAAATCATCCTCCGTTTTAAACAAGTCAGGAAAGTCGTCTTCAATCCTGAAGCCGCGCTTCGCACTCACCGAATCAACTTTGGGTTCCGGGATGTTAAGGATTGAGTAGTGGTGAGAGTCGAACACATATCGAAGACAGTCAATAAGGTGATCGTCCTTTTTAGGAATCTTTCCAGTACCATCCTTACGGTAGTGTTCTAATTCCCAAAAAAGCTTTCCGCATCTTGATGATATCTTTAATTTTTCATGAAGCATCGCGTCTTTAATTAGGGATAGCCCTGTTAACTTATCAGATTTCATCTTTTGAGTTGGCTCTAATCCTTCGTTAAAAACATCTAGGACTTCATTTGCAAACCATGTGGCTGCCTCATCGTAGCCTTGCCTCCACTCATTGTCCCAAAGCTCATCTCGCTTTTCTCTCACTTGTGGCCAGATCTTAGAGACAGTCATATTAGCTTGCTCGGTCTCGTAGACCTCATCGAGACAGTAAACCACTTTAGTGTAGGGATTGATCGCACAGAAGAGAACAGCAAAGCAGGATGCTCCAGCAGGGTCGGCCCAGAGAACCCAGTTAAGCTTCTTACGATCCCGCCATATCTCACCCATCAGCTCATCGTGTCTATGGATTAGATGGTTTCCAAGCATGGGAAAGATCGCTGATGCTCCACCTCGGACAAATTTGGCTTCATACTCACGTTCCCACTTATCGCCCTCTCCACGCCCGTATAACTCTGCCTTCTTATCCTCAAGCCACTTACGGCTAATGTGAGGATTGGAGTGCGTAGGAAGCTGAAAGAACCGCTTAGCAGGATCTCGCTTGTAAGAGTCAGCAAGCTTAGTGAACTGTCCTTCCACGTCTGGAGGTGTTCCAATGATCATGAGAGGCGCATCGAAAGCAGCGCGGTTTGGATCATAGGCTTCATAGAACTCTTCTCGAAAGTCTTTGAACTCATCAAAGACCGATAGACCTTTAGGCTTAACACCCCGGTAAGCATCTACGTTGTCTGATCCATCGAGCTTAATAAATGAACCGTTATGGAAGGTCACACGCATTTCAGTGTTATTGATCTCAGAAATCCAAGACTCTGGTCCAAGCGCTTGAATGCGGCGAGAAGCCCATAGGATTTCTCGGGCTTGTTTCATGTAGGGCGCGAAGTAATAGTTCTCGCTGCCAGGAAAGGTGTAAGCAAACCTCCAAAGCAAGTAGCATACCAGCTCAGACTTGCCCCAGTTACGGCCACATTGAGCCATGACTTCTTTGACTTGGCCCCTAATTAAAGGCGAGCCGACTTCAATTTGAGAAGGGTGTGGCGTCCAGTGAGCGTGTAATTCTTTCAGGCCTCTAGCGATGCGCTCAATCTCAGGGTGAAATGTCACGCGATGATCTTAGCTCCCAAAGCTTATCCCTGATTTCTTGTAACACTTT